ATTTAAGAAATTAACAATATTATTTATTGTTATACATAATTATGGATATTATAGATAGTATTATATCTACATATGGATATGGTATATTAAAAGAAGGTAATGATGAAATAATTGAAGATTTAAAAAAGGATTTAACAGTATCTCCTAATAATAATTTTAATTTATCATCAACTCCTAGTAAATTTTGTATTTATGCGGAAAATAATAAAAGATTATATATTCCAAGATATTATGGATTACAAAAATTTGGATTGCCAAAAAAAAATATACTTAATAAAGGTATAGATTGCCCCAATCTTATTTTTAATGGTTCTTTAAGAGAACAACAAATATTACCAGTTAATAATTTTATAAAAGCAGCGAATGATCCCTTAAAAATGGGTGGTATTATATCAGTTCCATGTGGATTTGGGAAAACTATAATGGCGGTATATATAGCTTGTCATTTTAAAAAAAAAACAATGTTTGTTTCGCATAAAGACTTTTTAAATCAACAATTTTTAGAATCAGTTAAACAATTTGTACCAAATGCAAAAATTGGTAAAATTAAACAATCTAAAGTGGATGTTAATGATAAAGATATTGTGATTGCATCTTTACAATCATTAGCGATGAGAGAATATGATATAAATATTTTTAAGGATTTTGGATTAGTTATAATAGATGAAGTTCATCACACGGGAGCAGAAGTTTTTAGTAAATCATTTGGAAATATTAACTCAAATATAATATTAGGTTTAAGTGCGACATTAAATCGTAAAGATGGATTAAGAAAAGTATTTGAATATTATATAGGTAAATCTATATATAAATATACGTCTAAAGAGATTATTAATTTAAATATACAAATACATAAATATTTTGATAGTGATATTTCTTATTCTGGTAATATTATCTTATGGAATGGTAAACCAAATAGTGCTAAGATGATTAATAATATTTGTAATTTTGAAAAAAGAACATTATTTATATTTAATTTAATAATAGATATATTAAAAAAAGAAAATCACAGAAAAATACTTATTCTTAGTGAAAGAAGAATTCAACTTAAAAATTTTGAAAAATTATTTGATAATACAATTTATGATATTGGATATTATATAGGTGGATTATCACAAAATGTATTAGAATTATCATCACAAAAACAAATTATATTAGCAACATATCAAATGGCAGCTGAAGGTATGAATATTCCAACACTTAATACAGTTATTTTTGCTAGTCCTATTTCAGATATTCAACAAGCAATTGGTAGAATATTAAGAGAAAAACCTAGTGAAAGAAGATATATACCATTATGTATTGATATTTGGGATCAATTTTCATTATTTATTAGAAAAGGTGATACTCGAATAAAATATTATAATAAAAATAATTATAATATAGATTACTATTTAGATAATGAATTAATAAAAAAATCTGAAAATACTTTAGATAATACTTTAGATAATACAAAATATAATTTTATAGATGATAATTAATAATTTATTTCTTTAATTAAATTAGATTAAATGGATTATAATATTATTATTATATTATTTATATTTATTATAATATTTTTTATGATATATCACACTTATAATAATTTAAAAAAATCTATTCCTCAAAAAAAAATAATTGAACCATTTTATGTTTCAAATATTAATATTGATACAAATTTAGATCATTCTATACTTAATACAAATGGTTTTGTTAATGAATTAATACCTAAAAAAAAAGAATTAAATAGTATAAAAACTAAAACTATAAATACTTGTAATAAATACGAAGGTATTAATAATGGACTTATTCCTAATTATAAAGAAATAAATAATTTAAATAATACTGATGAGATATCTAAGATATTTGATGAATGTAAACCAAAAAAATTTAATAATATAAATAAAGAATTTTTTGATAAACATTTTTATAAAAAAGATGAAAGTACAGATTTACCCCTCGCTAATGCTCCTACTAATTTTCTATTAAAAAATTCTTTAAAATTATCAGAATATTAATATCTAATATATTAATAGATATATTATGAATTTCAACATAAGCTATTTATTAGTATTAGTACCAAATATAATAAGTTTAATTGTTTCTCAAATTTATAGATCAGAATGGAATGATAAAACATATAGAAATATGGTTAAACCTAAATTAAATCCACCTAGTTATGTATTTGGTATAGTATGGCCTATATTATATTTATTAATTGGTATTTCTTATTATATCGCATTATATAATAAGAAAAATTTTAAATATTTTATATTACCAATTATTGCTTTAATTTTTAATTATACATATATTCCTTTATTATCAAGTGAAAATAAATTGTTATTAGGATTTATTTCTATTATATTTATTTTACTATCTGCTATTTTAGTTTGTATACAATTTTATATTACTGAAAAAAATAAATTAAGTGTTTATTTATTAATACCCTATATATTATGGTTGTGTTTTGCAACTTATTTATCATATAATATATATATATTAAATAAAGATAAAGATAAAAAATATATTTCACTTATTTAATAATAATTTAAACATAATTATAAATTTTAGCATATAACAAAATAAGAATCTATTTTTTCTAATGTTTTACATTTAAAACATATATTGTTTTTTTCATTGTCAAATAAAGTTTTATGTTTGACTTCTTTACATAAATGACATATTTTACATTTTTTATTCATTTTAAAAAATTAATATTAAAATATTTTTAAGTATATAATTTATATTAAATTAGTATTAATAAATTTTTTATCTTTATCTTTATTTAATATATATATATTAAATCCTAAATAATTTGCAAAACACAACCATAATATATAGGGTATTAATAAATAAACACTTAATTTATTTTTTTCAGTAATATAAAATTGTATACAAACTAAAATAGCAGATAGTAAACTAAATATAATAGAAATAAATCCTAGTAATAATCCATTATTTCCAAAAAATATGGGTGTATATGTATAATTAAAAATTAAAGCGATAATTGGTAATATAAAATATTTAAAATTTTTCTTATTATATAATGCGATATAATAAGAAATACCAATTAATAAATATAATATAGGCCATACTATACTAAAAACATAATTAGGTGGATTTAATTTAGGTTTAATTAGATTTTTATATTTTTTATCATTCCAATTAGATTTATATAAATATCCAATATACATACCTATAATAATTGGTAAAAATATTAATAGATAGCTTAATTTTATATCCATTAAATAATATTCTTCTATTATAATAGTAGATAATATGAATAAGTTATTAGAAAAAAAAAAAGAGAGGTTCGATAATTATGATGAAGAAGAAAATTATATGTTAACTACAATTTTTCGTCACATATTAATATTAATATTAATAATATGGATTTTATTAAGTATAGCAGCATTAATTATGTCTGTTTATTGTTTTAAATATGGTATAACAAGAGATAGTATAATGGGACTAATATTAGCATTTATACCTATATTTTTAGGTCCATTATATTGGATTTATTACATATGGAACCCTCGATATTGTACTTATACAGATAATCAAGTTGTATTTTAAATTTAAAATTAAATAATAATATTTATTTTTATTATATATAATAAAAAAATAAATAAATGTAAAATTCCATTAAATTTTTATCAAATTAATAGTATATATTTGTATAAATGTTATTAACATTATAGTAATCAAATATAAAATTATTATATTTTTGATATTGTCTAATATATCTATAAACATTTCAAATAATTAAATTAAAATAATTATCATTTTTTTTAAATAATTTGTTTTAATGGTAACCATTTATTAAATATTGTATTTAATTTACATTTAAATTTTATTAATGTTGATACATTTTTATTTTTAAATGCTAATCTTAACATTTTACTTGTAACCATATTAGGTACATATGCAATTCCTAAACTTTTTTCATTTATAATATTTTCTTTAGAATATAAATTATATACATCAGGTTCTTGTGTTTTTGATATCCATATAATTTTTTCATCTAATTCTAATTTTATTTCTTCTTTATTATAATTTATATCTAATACATCATCTTGTAAATTAGGAAGTGATAGTATATTATTAGATGATAATGTTTTAAATTTAGTTTCATCTTTTATTTTTCTAACAACATTTATTATATTATCTTCATTAAAATTATATAATATGGGTTTAATATTTAGATTATAATGCCATAGATATATACCGCGACTAGAATAATTTAAATTATTTGATATATTTATTAATTCTTTAATACTATTATTATGTATATAATAATATGTTTTAATTTTATATGTACATACATCAACATATTCATCTTCAAAATAATCTTTATCCAATAAGTTATATATAATTTCTAATCTATTTAATAAATTTTTTTTTTTTAAATATTCGCCTTTATAGCAAATTATATCATTTATAACAAATATCCATTTATTATCATATGTTTTAATCATTTCCCCGTCTAATAATGTATTTTTATACAAATCTTTATTAAATATTCCTCTTACTAATATTATACGAGGTTTTTGATAATTAGGATGAATTTTTTTATCTATATAATAAATAATTGGTATATCATTATATAATGTGAAAAATACATAATATGGATTTCCATTACTTCTTAAACAACACAAATATGATCCATTTTTAATATAATTTATATTATTATTATTTAAATTATAATAATGTTTTTGAATTATTTTAATATTATATAAGTCGTATAATTTATTTAATATAATATCTTTTATATCATTTGATTTAATATTAAATGCTATTCTATTTGCAAATGAAATTATTCCAGTATGCATTATGAAAAAAAATAATATTATTATTATTTTTAATAATTAATCATTTTTTTATATCCTTTAATATTAAAAGATATACAGTGATAAAATATGATAAATTCAATAATTGTATTACATATTAATTAATGATGGCGAATATATACCTTGTGCTGTTAATATTCCTGTTATAATACCAACAAATATACATGTTATAATCCATCCAAATATAATTTTATATAATATTTTAATATTAATACCTTGTATATTTTTTTCCCAAGAAGTTTCTAATAATCCAACGCCAACTGTTGCGCCAATTTGACAATGTGTAGTTGAAAGAGGTATTGATAACCTACTACCTAAAATTGTTACAAAAGCAGCACTCAATTCAATAATTGTTCCTCGAGATGGAGTAATTTTGCAAAGTTTAATACCAATAGCACGCATTATTTTATATCCATATAATAATAATCCAATTGATATACCTATACCACCAAATGATAATATCCAATAAGCATTATTGTCAATTGCAGAATTTTTTTTTACATCTCCTTCTAAATAAATTGTATAAATGGCTATAAATGGTCCAATTGCATTTGCTACATCATTTGCTCCATGACTAAATGACGCACAAGATGCGGAAAATATTTGTAAATATTTAAAAAAATCTTCAATACGAATATCAAATTTTTCTGCATTATTATGAATAATATCTACTAATTTTTTATCTTTTTGATTAATTTCATCAAAATTATTAATATTAATTTTAATTATTTTATTAAAAAAAATATTACCATTACCATCAACAATATCTATATTATTAACATCAATAATATCATTACTATTACCATTACCATTACCATCAACAAAATCTATATCATTACCATTACCATTACCATTACCATTACCATTACCATTAGCAATATCTATATTATTACCATTACCATCAACAAAATCTATATCATTACCATTACCATTAGCAATATCTATATTATTACCATTATTATCTAAAATCAAATTATTTATAAATGAATTATTTCTATTTTCTAAAATATTTAATTGTGTATTATTATTATTTTCTATTTTTTTATAAATTATTGACAATAATGGTATTATTGATAATGTTACAAAAAATCCTATACCTAATGAAATAGATAATACTATTTCAAGAGGAGTTTTATCGAGACCTATACCTTTAGCACCTTTGTAAAATATTAAAAATGCATTTAAACTAATTGTTATACCAATTAATGGAGGAAAAACATAATAAATATTTTTAGTTTCATAATTTTTTCGTAATATATATTTTCTAGTAAATATATATAATGAAAAAGATATTAATCCTGATAATAATGGAGATATAAACCACGATATAACTATACCAGATACCCCTCCTATATATGGAAATGTATCTATTGATTTATACCATATAACACAATCAACTCCTTTAATAGCAATAGTCATACCAATCATACCACCTATACACGAATGTGTTGTAGATACCGGCATTTCAAAATATGAAGCAGTAAATAACCATAATGCTACTGAAAAAGATACCCACATACAACCATACATTAAAGTATATGGTTCATCTTGAAAACATTCATAATCTGCGATACCTTTTCTAATTGTTTCCGATACATGTGATCCCATTAAAATAGCACCACTTGTTTCAAAAATACAAGCTAAAAAAACTGCTTGTTTTATTGTTAAAGCTTTTGAACCAATTGATGTTGCAAAAGAATTCGCAACATCATTTGCACCTATTCCCATGGCAGAAATAAATGAAAAAAATCCTCCACATATTACAATCCATATATACATGTATTAATTTAATATAATATTTATATATTATTATCTTAGGTGTTTTTAATATTTATTTTATATAAGAAATATATTAATTTTATTATTAAAAGTAATAGAATAATATGTATGATGGATATATATATTGTTGTAATCAACAATTAACATTAGATATAGAAAATATGGATTTTAAAAGAAATATTAATTACAATGGAGTGTTAGAACATGTTAGTAAAATTATAGGAGAAAAATATCTAAGTGTTATTAAAAATAAATTTGAATATATATTTCAAAATAATATTGAATTATTAAAAGAATTATGCGAATTAAATGACAAATATGGTAAACCTTTTAAATTTGAATTTAAAGATTTTATTTTATGTAGTCCAACTAATTTAAGATATATATTACATTCTTTATTAATTTTAGAATATATTAAAGAAAAAAAATTAAATAATATAAATTTTATTGAAATAGGAGGTGGATATGGTGGACTTTGTTTATTTATTTATAAGTTAGCACCATTATTTGATATTAATATAGATAGTTTTACAATATTTGATTTACTAGAAGTAACTAAATTACAAGAATTATATTTAAATTCTTTAGATATAAAAAATGTTAAATATTATCAATTAAATAATTTTGATAAAATAGAAAATAATTCTTTTCTAATTAGTTGTTATGCTTTTAGCGAAATTTCTAAAGAAATACAAAATGAATATATTAATAAAATTATTAATCCATATGTAAATTATGGATTTATTAGTTGGAACTCAATATTAGTTTATAATTTTAGTAATAAAAGTGTTATTGAAGTGGAAGACGAATATCCAAATAGCGGAGATCAATTTAATAAATATGTAAAATTTTATCCAAAATCTATAAATTAAATTTCATATATATAATATAATATATAAATATATATGATTAATTTATTAATATTTTTATACTTTATTACATTCATTAATTGTTTTATTAATATACCATTTTATTTAAAAAAAAATTATTTAAAAAAATTTAATTTTAAATCAAATTATATGATAAATAATTATACCGATAATAAACATTGGAATAATTTTATTAATAATTTTAAATTAGGCGATTATTATGGTAAATTTACTAAATGGACTTCTACTAATTGGCTAAATGAAAATATTAATATGATAGATAATGTTGAAACTATACGTTCTTATAGTAAAAATAATAATGTATTAAATCATTCTAATGTTTGGTTTTTTAATGATAAACGATCTATTATTTATAAAGGTCCTTGGTATATTTCTAAAAATGAAAGTACAAATAAAGGTATTATTCTTCCACATATTGGAAATGATAAAACATTTTTAGTTATGAATAATAAAGAAAGATCATCAGCGTGGATAGTTCATAATATAAATAATAATAATGATGAATTATTTAGTTTAGAATTATTATTATCACATCCTATATATGATAATATTAAATTTAGTGTAACTATGTCTTATTATTTAAATAATACAATTAATAATTTAGAATCTATTGGATTATTTCGAGAAGACATTAAAAAAAAATATTGGAGTTCAAAAATAAATAGTAAAGTTTTATTTTATAATATTAATTATATTATAAAAAAATATCCAATATCATATATACTAAATAATATTATAGGTTATGGCAATGAAATAACTATACCATTTTCAAATAATGATTTTCAAATACCTATTAAATCTAAATTAATTAATGAATTATCAAGTTTAAATAATATTAATAATATTATTATTTCAATACCCGATAATATATATATACTTCTTCCAAAGCATATTCCCAATAATACTAATTGGTCAATTTCAGTTATAAGTAATTCATTTGATATAGAAATTTCATATTTACAACAAATTAATTATGATAAAAATGGTGAATTTATATCATTTAGACATTTAAAATTTAAAAAAATACCATATTTTCTTTTAAATTTTTAATATATAAATAATTTAAATTACCATAAATATTTAAAACCTCCAAATGGTTGTTGTTGAAGTTTTGGAAAGTGTGGATGTGTTATTTTTTCGTAAGAGTTACTATAATCTTTTTGTTCCCATAAATTACAATCTTTTTGTTCCCATAAATTACAATCTTTTTGTTCATAAAGATTTTTTTTATCTTCTTTATCTGGTAAGCAATTAATATAATTTATAAATTCACCATAAAATTCTTTTAAAAAATCTCTAAATTTACCTATTATATTCCTAATATTATAAATTATTTTTTAAATAATTTATAATATTATTTTTTATATATATTATAAAATAGAATAAATTTTTAAAATAAAAAAAATGATTAAATTATAATATAATTTATCTTAATTAAGATGGAAACAAATAAGTATAATATAAACGAATTATTTCAAAAAAGTGGAGAAATAATTATTAATAAATATGAAGATTATAATAAAATTCCTGAAAAATTTAAATATTTTTATAAAATTTATGAACCACAATCATGTGGTATAAAAAGAAAAAGAAAAAATGATAATGATATTAATGATGATAGTGATAATTAAATAAAAAAAGTTTTACCTTTTTTTATTATTTCAATTTTTAAATAAAATTACGCCACTCGCTATCCCGTGCTTTATAAATAATATCATTTTTGTAATTAATAAATTCATCTTTAGTAATTGATGAAATAAATTCTATAATTGTAGGAATTATCACATTATCAAATGTGTCAAAGTCTTCGTCCATATCACTTGCGATATCTGCCCAATAGATTTTTTCTACCTGATTGTTCATGTTTATGATGATAATCTATCTAATATTGTTTTTAATCATTTTTTTGCAAAATCTTAAATTTTTTATACAAATTTATATATAATTAATATTAAACAAATACATAGTCAGTATCATCAAGAAATTCTTGATTTAGATTTTTTTCTATATTTAGATTATTTTTTATATTTAGATTTTTTTCTATATTTAGATTATTTTTTATATTTAGATTTTTTTCTATATTTAGATTATTTTTTATATTTAGATTTTTTTCTATATTTAGATTTTTTTCTATATTTAATTTTTTTTTTAATATTTTAAATGGATTTTTAGATTTTTTACCCAGATTTTATTTCTATATTATTAATATATTTTAAATTAAATTAATAATAAATAAAAATGATTATTAATATTTATAATATTATATAATGATTATTATTAATTCTAATAATAAAAAATGTGATATTTGTTATAATAATACAAATATTAAAAAAGAGTGTTGTGGAATTAAAATTTGTAATTTATGTGATTATAAATTTCATGGATTATGTTGTGTATGCGAAAAAGATACTATTAATAAAGAATTTAATTGTTTTACTTGTACTAAAAATATTAATATTTTGAATTCAGGATGGTGTATATATTGTGGTAAAAATCATTGCGAAACATGCTTACATATTAATTATAAAAGTTTAAGTATATGTAATAATAAAATATGTAAATCATCCTGGTTTTCTAAATTAATACCTGAATTTAAATTTAGAAAACCAGGATGATATTTAATATATATTATATATATATATATATATTATATATATAATATATATTAAATAATAATGAATATATGTAATTATTGTAATATAGAAATAATAGATGATAATTATATTAAATTAAATAAATATTCTATATATCCTAATAGCGAATATATATATTGTTTAAAATGTTGGGATGATAGAGATAATATTCTTAAATGTCAAAAATGTTATTATTTTTATCAAGGATATAAATGTTCAAAAGATAATTTATTAATAATAAATAATGATATGACTGTTGATGATGAATATTCTAATATTTGTAATTATTGTAAATGTGATGGTATAAATTGTAATTATTGTCCTAAACATACATATTATGATGTTATATATAGAAGGATATATATAATATATAATATCATAATAGAAAAAAAAAATAATTATTTAAAAGAAAAATTTTTTAATATATTAAAAAAAAAAAATAATAATACTAATAATACTAATATAGTATTATATAATTTTAATACTTATAATAATTATAAATATATTATAAAATATATTTATAATTATTATAAGACAGTATAAAAAAGCGAGTTTAACAATACCACAAGTTCTGTGTATTTTATACTTATTAAACAATAAAATATAAATTATTAAATATTATCACATCTTTTAATATATAACTTATTATTATAATATAAATGGTTTATTATTTAAAGTTATACCATCGACAGGTAATGTTGTATTAAATATATCTGTATGGTTTATTAAATATAATATATATTTTTTTTCTGTAGTAAAATCTTTTATAGTTTTTATAGGATTTTCATTTATAGATTTATAAAATAGTTTTTAATACCCAATTCTTCATAGCATAATCTTCTAATTTATTTTCTTATGTATTATTAATATCACATTGACCATAATCACCTATAAAAATAATATATCCCCTATTTTTTACATATACATTTATATCATAAATTATATAATGTATATAATCATAATCATTTGATTTTATTTTTTTATAAAAAAAATTAGCATGTTTAACATCATTATGTTTTACTTTTAATAAAATATGAAAAGATAATAATGATAAAAATATTTGCGTATTAATATTTTTCTTAATAATATTATCAATATTCATATTATATAATAATTTTGTAGTATCAGCTTCAAAAAGTTCCATCATTATAATATAAAAATACTCTTTAAATATATGATTATAAAAACCGTTGATATCATCGTCATTAACTTTATTACACTTAAAATAATTATAATATACAATAAAATGTGGGTTTATATTATTTTTTATAAATATTAATGCTTTTTTCATTAAATCAACTTCGAGTTTTATATGAGAAGAATGACCAATATTTATTCCTTTTATAGTATATTTTTTACCATTTTTTTGATCTACTGCTTTAATAATAATTGAAGATCCACCATGACCAATTATATCAACAAATTTTATATTTGTATTACTCAATATCTTTTACATTTTTATGAAAAAAGATTAGTTAATGATTAATTACACATTTGAACATTTAAAACGCCAAATTAATTATCATTTCTAATAAATATGAATATAATACAGATATATTTATTCATACAAATAAACCAGATTTAGATGAAACTTTTTTTATAAAATATAATAATGGTTTACTTAAAATAATTTATCACGATTTAACAAACTGTGATAATTTTAAATTAACTTGGAAATGCAGAGATTTAATAAAAATTCAAAGATATTCATATGATATATTTATGTATTTAGAAGATGATATACTTGTAAAATTTAGTGCTATTAAATATTGGTTAAAATATAGTAATAAAACTCTAAAAAATAATTATAATCTAGGATTTGTAAAAATTGAAACTAAAAATAATATTGAATATGTTTCAGATATAATTGTAAGATTAAATAAAAAAATTATTTTAGATGATGAAGAATATTGTATAAATAATGTAAATCCATATTGTGCTTTTTGGATATATAATAAAGATGATTTTAATAAATTTGTAGAAACTCCATTTTATAATTTTATAGGTACAAATCATTTAGGAATTAGAGAACAAAGTGCAATTGGTCTTAACTGTAAAAAATTTAATTATTATAAAAATACAATAATACCTGTTAATAATAATAAATTAATAGAACAATGTAAAATATATCACTTATCTAATAGTTATGTTAATAAAAATACTAATAAGTTTGCTACTATACCATTTGATAATGTTATTAATTTTTAAACCTATATTTAATTTTTTCAAGAATTGTCAATCCATTATTATGTGTAAATTTTTCTTTAATTAATTTAGCAGGATTTCCACTAAGTAAACTATAAGGTTCAATATCTTTAATTATATGACTATTTGCTGTTATAACAACACCATCACCTATTTTAACACCTGACATAATAGTTACATTACTAGCAATTCACACATCATTTCCAATTATGAATTATTCCAAAAGATATTTGGTTTTCTATATGTATATTTACCTGTTGTATATGTCATTTTTATTATTATTATTATATTATAATATAATAATAATGCTATTATATCCTATTAATTTTTCAATACCAAATGAGAAAATTATAAAACATAAACCAATAAAAACACAGATATTATCAAAAATAATACCTGGTAAAACATCATACATTTTCAATAAAGAAAATGAATATTATAATGAATATCAAAAATCATATTTTGCAATTACAAAAGAAAAAAGTGGGTGGGATTGTTTACGTCATTATGAAATAATTGCAAATGGATGTATGCCTTATTTTGAAAATATTGAAAAATGTCCTGAAAAAACAATGAGTTTATTTAATAAAGACTTATTTATTAAAGCTAATAAGTTGTATGATAATCATTTTAAAAATAATACTATTAATAGTATTAATAATAATATAAAAACAGAATATGATAATTTAATGAATGAAATTTTAGAAAATTTGAAAACATTATCTACACAAAATATATGTAATTATATATTAACTAAATTAAATAAAAATGTTGAAAAGGTCTTATTTTTATCTGGATTGCAACCTCAAGCTATTAGCCCAGATTATTTAAGATGTTTAACTTTACATGGTTTTAAAGAAAAATTTGGAAATAATTGTGTTGATTATCCAAAAATACCACATCTTTACAAATCTAATACAAATAAAAATTTATATGGTAAAGGATTTACTTATTCTGGATTATTAGACGATTCTATATATACTAATAAATCAGAAAAACAATTGCAAGAAGAAATTAAAAATAAGTATTATGATATTATAGTATATGGTAGTTATACAAGAGGCATGCCATTTTATGAATATATATTAAAATATTATAATCCAGATGATATTATTTTAATATGCGGTGAAGATAAAAAACAAACTAAAAATAATTATAAATATTATATTGATAAAGGTCATATATTATTCATAAGAGAATTATAATTTTTCCAAAATGGTTAAACCATTATTATGTGTAAATCTTTCTTTAATTTTCCAATTTTTATTATTAGCTAAAAATTCTTCAATAGCTGGCCATAAACCTTTATTTATTTCATCAATTGGCATTAATAAGATTTAAATTTCATTTTCTTCTTGCTCTACTATCTCTTGTTTCTGTTTTTTTTACTATAATTTTTTAATTTGCTTTCCATAATAATATAATATAAAAAATAAAATATATATTAATATGCAATAAATGAAGGATTATAATAAACTAATAGAATTATATGACGAATGGTTTGAAAATAAAGAATTTTGGTTTTCTAAAAATGAAAAAATAGATAGATATTTATTAAATAAATATATCCATTTTTATAAATTTTTAAAATATATATATATAACATCGTGTGAAAAAAAATTATTAATATCATGTGTTTTACTTCTAGATCAAATACCAAGACATTGTAAAAGAGTATATGATAAAAATATAGATGTTAAAAAATATTCAAAAATAGCAATACATTTTTCAGAAAAGATTTTAGATTGTTTTGATGATTTTAAAATAGAAGAATTATGTTTCATATATTTACCATATAGACATATTAATAATATAGAAAATATTTATGAAATAATAAATATATTTCTAAATTTATATAATAAATCTCAAGGAAATGATAGAATTATATGTAAAAAATACATATATAATACAATAAATAATATATATAAAGTTATAAATAAAAAAAATTATATAAATAATTTAAAAGTTAAAGATTGGCAGCATATTAATAAAGATATTTTTGATAAAAATAGTTTAAAATATAATAAAAATATAATTAAAAATGAAGAAACTAATATATATTTAACTATTGAAAAACAACTTATAAATATAAAAGATAATTCTACAATAATTATTTCATTATCGGGAGGTGTAGATAGTATGGTAGCATTATATATTATATATTTATTAAGTAAAACTAATACAAATAAAATAATTAATATAATAGCTATACATATTAATTATAATAATCACGAGACATCAAATGATGAATTAGATTTTGTAAATTATTATTGTAATATATTTAATATTAAATTAATATATAGAACAATATATGAAATTAATCGTTCACAATGTTTAAATAATGGTTTGAGAAATATGTATGAAGATATTACAAAAAAAATAAGATTTGATATGTATAAATATGGTTATTTACATACAAAAAATTTATATGTATTATTAGGACATAATAAGGACGATTGTTTAGAAAATATAATAACAAATATATCTAATAAAAATAATTATGATAATTTATCAGGTATGGAATATTTAACAAATATAGATAATATAAATATATGGAGACCTATGTTAGATATTTCAAAAAAAGAAATTATTAAATTTGCTAATAGTAATAATATACCATATTTAATTGATAGTACACCAAAATGGAGTATGCGTGGGAAAATAAGGGATAATTTAAAACCAGTATTATATGATTTAAAAAATAATAATTCAGTAATAGATTCATTATTTGATTTAAAAGATTATTTAATAACATCTAATCAAATTATAAATGAAATAATAATTGATAATCTTTTTAATAAATTAAAAAAAAATAATAATAATTATAGTGGAATATATAATAAAAACGAATTATTAAGTTTAAAATATATAAATATATCTATTCTTTTTTTTAAAAAAATAAATATAAAAATAAGTTTTAAAACAATTAAAGAATTTACAAATTATATAACAAATTTTAAAAGAAAAAAAATTATATTAAATAAAAACAATAGTATAAATATATGTAATTTTAATAAAGATTATGTTATGAGTATAATATATAATTAATTATAAATTGTAAATTATAAATTATAAATTATAAATAATATTACTAAATTTTAATTATTTTAATCAATATATAAATTTATATATTCGTTTAAAATAAGTGGCGATGGTATAAAATAAGATTTATTAATAAAATCAGTACTATAATCATCTAAACTTTCATCCTTATATCCAAATATAGTTATATCTCCCCATATAGATAGTTCTTTATCAATAAATTCCAATTGGTGTTTTTTTAAAACCATTATATATTTAGTTATATATTTTTTAATTAATAAATTTTTTATATTTTTATCAGAATTATTTAATAATCTTATTAATTCAAAAGTATATATATTCTCCATATCATTTGATAAATATTTTTCATAATTACCTAAACAATAATTTAAATAGAAATCATTTTTAAATATAATATCTACTTTTTCAATAATACATAAATGATATATTTTCCAAATAATACTTAAACCATCAATATAACAATAAGTCCAATAATTTGTAATATATTTATAAAATAAATCAATATATTTTTTTTTATCTTGATATAATTTAATTTGTGTTAATAATTCGTTAGGTTGTTGATATATTATCATTGAATAAATTTTATTTTTAAGATCATCATTAAGTATATTTTCAAAAAAAATTTCCATATATTTATTATATATTAACTGATTTTTTATATAAAAAATATAATTTAAATTAAATATAAATATGAATAATATATTTATTTATAATAATAATGATAATGATAATGATAATGAATATGATATAAATAAATTATTTAGAAATCTTATATATTTACATACAACAATTGGAAAAAATTGTAATATTCATATATTAAATGATAATAATATAACACAATATATAGATAATATACCAGATAATTTAAAAGAATTTAAAGAAAATAAAAAAATTAATTATATAAAATACAATGTGTTATATAAATGGGGGGGAATATGGATAAATAATAATGTATTATTAATTGAAAATATAGATTATTTATTTAATAATTTAGTTGAAAAGGATGGATTTATAATAATTAATAATAATAAATTAATATTAGATATATTTGGTAGCAATGCTAATAATAAATTATTAAGTAAATTACTAGATTTAATAAATATAGATATTAATGAAATATACATAATTTATAAAGATATATTTGATAATTATAATATAATATCATATGATAATGATATTATAATAAAAGAAGAAACAAATAAATATATATCATTAATGTACGAAGATTATAAAAAACTAGATAATAATCAAAAATTAATGGTATTTGATACTGAAAAATTAATAAATATAAAAACGGAAGATTTTTATATATTGAAAAATCCAATTAATTATTTTATAAAAAAATCTTTTGATAATTTGAAACATTTAGATGATATTGATTTTATAGAAATCGGAACAAGTCATTTCGATACATTAATACAAGAAAGACCAGAAAGTGAAAAAGGAATAAGTATAGATGCAGTAAAATATTATATTGATAGTTGGCCTTTTAAATATAATGTAAAAAAATTAAATATAGGGATATCAGATAAAAGGGGTATAGCGGAGATATATTATATACCAGCAAACATTATTAAATTATTAAATTTACCAGAATGGTATTACGGATGTAATTCATTAAATAAATATCATCCCTATCATATAGAAAATAATTTAGAAAAATATGTATCAATAGATAGAATAAATATAATACCTACATATGAATTATTTTATACAAATAAAATACGAAAAGTTAAATTTTTAAAGATTGATACAGAAGGTCATGATTTGATAATATTAAAATCTTTATATGGATATATTAAATATTTACCAAAAATATTTTATCCAGATAAAATTATATTTGAGGCGGGTGGTGATACAAATAAAGTAAATACATTATATATTGATGAAATAATTAATAAATACTGTGAAATAGGATATAAATTAATAAATAAAGAATGGGATATTACAATAATATTGCAGTAAAATTTAAATTATTTTTATATATATATATATAATGAAATTAGATTATGTTTTAACTGCTGTAAATGAAAATAAATTTATATATTATAGAGAAAATGCTATAAAAGAATATAAACAAATAGCAATAGTGTATAATATAGCATTACCATGAACGTGGCAAGAAATATTTCAAATAAAATCATTGGAAGATATAAAAGAAAGATTAAAAAAAATAAATAAAGGTATTAATTATATAGATAAACATAATTTATCAGGTTGGTGTACAGATCAAGAAGATTTATATAAATATATAATAAACTGTAATAATAAAAATATTAATTTTATATCTTTAAAAGATGATAATACAAACTTTAAAAGATTAGATAGACATAGATTAGATATAAATAATAATAAAATAAAAGAGGATATATCTAATGGCGTATATACAGATTATCATTGTTTAAGACCAATGAAAGAATTTGATCATATAAATAATATAATATATGATTTATTATAAAATTAAAATTGATTTGTATTATAATCTATAAGTATATATACATATGATGGACCTCCTTGACCACCATCTTGATAACCACTAATACCATCTGCTGAAATATATCCTGATCCTCTTCCACCAGCACCATGATAATTACCAAATAGATGAGCACTTATCCAATAATAACTATTATATGAAATCCAATCGGTAAATAAATCATCTAAAACATTCCAAAAAATATGATTAGTATTATTAAAATAAATATTAGTTAAAACATTTGAAATTGCTCCACCGAGTCCACCAGGGGTCAATGAGTACATTTGTGGATAATTTGGTATACTAGACCCTCCCACACCACCACTCTCACCTACTACATTAGCAATATTTCCAGTAGGAATAGGTAAATTAAATTCTAAATGATATGTTGTTGATAAAAATGTATAATTAAATGTTATATCTGTTATACCATAGTGGTCGAAATTTCCAAAAGATGTAGAATATTGTATCCATCTAACATGAGTTGCTGTTTTATCAGTAGTATTTAAAGAATGTAGATAAAAAGTAAAATTAGAGTAATTTAAATAATTATATCCTCCTTGATGAATTGTATATTGAGTTATAACAGCGCCATTAGGATCTAAAAACTCTAAAAATAAACTTTCTCCATTTTCTGGAAAGTTACCACCATTTTGGCCGGTTCCTACGATGTAATAAAAGGATATTGTTGTCATGGTTGCTAAAATACCAGATATATCCTTTGTTCTTAATATACGATTAGAACCACCAACTAATAATAAATATTTCGCACGTCCTGTTGATGATAAACTATTAAAATTACCACTGCTTCCTGAACCACTTCCAGAAGCTACCACGATAGTAGCATATGAAGAATAAGACCCGCTAATTTGTCCGAATGAACCTACTATATTAGATGCTCCAATACTACCATTTATAAATAAATTAGAATTAAATCCACTCATAGAAGTAGTAGTTGAACCAACAGCATTAGTAAATTCTTCTTTTTCACTAATAATATTTGTAGTATATTGTGTCACAATTAGTGATTCTTTTAAAATTATATTTTCAAAACTTAAAATATTATTATTTTGGTCATATATACATATTTCCCAAGTACCCTGGTCATTGTCAATACTAATATCATTACGATCATAATATATTAAAAATTTAGTAAAATCTGTAGCTAATGGTTTTGTTGCGCTTCCAACAAAATTAAATTCAATATAAGAATTATTAACAGAAACATTATCTCCATATAAATATCTTGAATTAGGATCACCAGATCTATTAGACCCATTTACCCACGCATTTAAATCAATATATGGTGAAGTTGGAAAATAGCCTGTGTTTATATTTGTACTAACATCTATTTGATAAATACCTGTTCTTCTATCGCCAGAACCCCAACCTCCTAATCCTTCAAATTCAAATTCTCTTATATCTGGATTTTGATCTCTTGTACCACTTACTCCTATCATTTTTATTTTACTAATTCTACTAGTTGTATCAGCTTGTCCAGTAAATTCATTATCATATAAATATGCTCCACCTAAAGTACTTTTGCTATAACTAAAATTATCAGCACCTTCATTACCGCCTTTTCCAATAATAAAATTATCAGTATTCCAGGTAATTTTTCCATCTCCACCAGATGTACTATCCTGACCATTCTGACTTAAACTACCTGCTTGACCAAGACCACTTAGAAGTATATTTAATGTAGTATTTTGTAAAGTAGTTATATTTGTAATATATGCCATACCTCCTGCTCCACCACCAGAACCATATGTTCTTCCACCTCCACCACCAGCGCCACCAACTACCATATGAACTTTATATGTAATGGCTGATAAAGGCAGAGTTATATCATATTGAATTTGAGAAGAAGAATTATTTCTATTGCTATATCCATCATGTGTATTGATATTATTATTTAAAAATCTATGTATCCAATAAGATGAATTATTATATATATAAAAATCAAATTTTGGTCCAGCAGGTCCATAATAAATAGTATTATACGCATATTTAAAACCGTCATATATATATATTGATTCGTTTTCAAGTCCTGTTTGAGATAATAATTTAAAATCATTTAAAGTGGGAATTACATTTTTAAAACTTATATGTTCATATTTTGTAGATAAATATTCTTCAACATCTTTTTTTTCAGTATTATTTAATTCTTTATTATAAAAAATTAATTCAATAACCTCCCAATTACTAGTATGATTAGCATTTCCACTATCTTGTCCAGTATTATGACCATAATTAATTGAGACGGTAGGTCTAAAAAGAGATGATGTTGCTTTTGGATATGAAATACCACTATTAGTATTATAATCTGTACAATCCATACCATTATATCTAGCACTTGTCGATGTTTCAATTCCAATTATCCAATTATCAGGATCAGATATTTGAGAACTATTAACAGATATATAACCACTATCGCTATTAAATGAAATACATGGATTATTATTAAAACCCCAATAAGTATTTTGTCCACTACCAGTTCGGGCATCAAAAATTCTTCTATTATATTGAGTATTATTTTTATCTCCCACAAATCTGGCAATATAGCAGAATGTATATAATATTGGTAATTGAAATGGTAAAGCAAATCCAGAATCTTTATCACCTTGAATAACAGATATAGATCCTACTCCTTTTAATCCATTAAAACCTTTACTAAAAGATGTTTTAATAGGATTACCTCTATAGATATTAATATCTCTTGAATTTCCCGATAAATCATACCATTTAGTAATAGTTGTGCCGCTTTTTAATATTGAACTATCAAAATCAATATTATAATGTGCATATAAATTATTTTTAAAAGGTACAGATAAAAAAACATTTGTTGTTCCTTTAAAATCACTAAGTGATAATTCGCTTCCAATAGTCGGAATATTTTCATTAATAGGATTATCATAAATATATGAACCATTAAAATAATAGTCACTTAATTTAATATTTTTATCATCTAAGTTCATACCATTATTAAATTCAATATCTATTCTATAAACTTTAGCAAGTTGTGAAAATTTAATATTTTTTTTTAATGGAATATTTGTAGGTCTATTAGAGAGAGGTATATTTAATTCTTTACCATATATATCCCATGAAGAAATATTAATATTAGTAGCTCCACCAATTTCATTAATAATTAAAGCAAAATAATCAAATAATTTTAAATTAGTTAGTCTTTCAGTATCTAATATAGAATATTTATATGCGGATATATTATTGTTAATATTATTATAATTATCATTTAGATCAAATCTATTTATATTTTTATTAATAATTTTTTCCCATATAATTCCATCAATTGAACCATATATACTAAAATTATTTGGAAAATAATGAATAGCATTATTAGTAATAGTACCATTTGTAGATGAATTATGATATGATATTATAAATTTAGTTAATAATATAGAATATGGTAATTGTATTTTAATCCAATCACCATTATAATTACTATCTATATTATTAGTACTACCATTATATGATGATTTATAAGAATTGTTATATGTATAATTATTTTCTCCAAAAATAGCTTGTTCATTATTATTATTAAAAATATTAAGGGGAGTATTCGTAGAATTAAAACTAGAAGACCAACTTATATAATAATTACCATTACCATATATCTTATCTTTAATAATAATATCATAATAATCTATAATATTTCTAACAAAAAATGGTGGATAAAGTCTTTCTTCCCCTAAAAGAGTAAATTTAAATTCATTATAATATAATAAATTACTATCTTGCGTTTCATATATTATATCGGTATTCGATAATGTGAAATTATCTAATACAAAATCATTACCTATTTCGTCATATAATATTAAATTCCATGTACCATATGTAGATGGGATATTATCTAATATTTCAATACCATAAATTTCAAAATTCGCTATAGATAATATATTATCATTACCGATTTCATTTATAACTAATGCAAAATTATTATATTTTAAAGAAGAAGTTATTAATTTTATATATACTATAAAATTATTATCTGTTGTATAATTATTATCATTTAATGTTTCATCAAGTATAATATTCCAATTTATGCCATTATTGGAACCATAAAATCTATATTTACGAGGTAATCTATTTAAATTTTCCGTAGAATTTAAAGAATTAAATATTATTTTTGTGGGTACAATTGATATTGGCATTTTTATACTTACCCAATCACCTTTATAATTATCACTATTAAGGTCATCAATGCCAATATAAATACCAGAACTATATTTATTATCTTCCCATTTAGAATAATTATTAAAAGATGAAAATATTAAATTAGGACTATAATTATAAACTAGCACACCATTTATTAATTCTTTAAAATAAGATGAATAATTTATAATGTATTCACCATTTCCATATGTATTATTAGATATATTATAATTATCTGGTGAAATACCATCTATTTTTAAAAATGATGTTGATTTAGCATTAGAATGTGGATATAATCTTTCATCACTAACATAAGTATAATCATTAGGAAACCAATATAATTTTAATGATGATATACCATTAGTAATAAATGGTTTGGTATCAGTGCCAATTAAATTAAAATCGATAAAATCATTTGTAGTTAATGTATGATTAGTAAATATAATATTATTAGTATCATTATTATTATTATTAATAAAATTAGAAATATTACTAGGATCTGATAAAATTAAATTTGTAGATATATTAATAATATTATTATCAATATTTCTATTACCATATCCCCAATTACCAATTCCATAAAATTCAACTTCTTTAATGTTAATATCTGTATTTATAGTTCCATTAACACCTTGAATTCTTATTTTATTAATATAACTCATATTATAAAGTGTTTAATATCTATTTATATAATATTCTATTTTATTTGTATAATATAGAATGACATCAAATAGTTATTATAAAAGTATTAATAAAATAAATTATGACTCTAAATTAATAGATAAAACAATAGAATTAGTTGAAGGTCAGGGTGATGGAAGAATATCAAAAAACGATTTATTAGAATTAATGAAAATAGTAAATGATAAAAATGTAATAACAAAAGTAGAATATAGAACTATTTTTTATATAATTAAAAATTATAGATTTACAGATGAAGCGATGGAAATATTATTAGAAGATTTGTCAAAAAAATAAAATTAAGTTAAATACATAATATATTTATTATATTTAAAAATCACATTATTTTGGTAAACAACACCAATATAGAAAATCAGATATACTTTTAGATCTAGGTGTTGATTTCCAATCAGATGATTTTGGTAAACTTTTAACAGATAAAGAACTATAATTAGTAATAATAGAATCATTATTTTTAGTTGAATTAGATAAATTACTAGATTTAGTTTTAGATGTAGTTTTAGATCTAGTTTTAGATGTAGTTTTAGATCTACTTTTAGATCTAGTTTTAGATCTAGTTTTAGATCTACTTTTAGATATAGTTTTAGATCTACTTTTAGATATAGTTTTAGATCTACTTTTAGATATAGTTTTAGATCTACTTTTAGATCTACTTTTAGATCTATATGATTTCCAGTCTGATGATTTTGGTAAGCTTTTAACAGAAATGGAACCATAATTAGCAATTTTAGAGTTTTTAGAGTTTTTAGAGTTTTTAGAGTTTTTAGAGTTTTTAGAGTTTTTAAAATCTAATTCAATCCATTCTTTAATATTATTATAAATAGTAAAACTATCAATTATATCATATTTATTTGTATATATTTTATTAATAAATAAATTAATAAAATTATTAATTTTTTCAATTCTATTAAAATTAACTAAAATTTTTTTTTTATTTTTTGGAATATTTATTTTATATTTATTAATATACATTTTTTTTATATTATATGAAAATTGGTTATTATTTTTATTAAAAATAAAACTATTATTTAAATTAAATTCATTTAAAAAATTATTTTTATCATCATCAAATGATAATTTATATAATTCAATAATAATAATGTATATAATAAATAAATATGATATAATATTATTAAATTCTTTTTTAATAGAATTATATTTATTATCTAAATTATAAGTATTTTCAGAATGTAATTTTTTATCAAAACAGTATTTGAGATTTGATTTTTTATTAAAAAATATAAAAACATTATTAATATAAAAATTATTTATAATAAATTTAATAAATTTATAAATAATTTTTATATATTCTAATAAAATATATTTATTATTAGTAAAAAAATTTTTATTATTCCAAATATTATTATATTTATATTTTAAAATCTTATAATCATTATGTGTATAATATTGAAAATAATTATTAGTATTATTTTTAAATACTATATTATAATTAATCCAATAAAGGATTAAATTTATATATATATATAACTCGTTAAAAATTAAAGAACAATAATTTTTTTTTTTATTAAATATAAAGTTCGTATCATATTTAATTTTTTTATAATAATTGCTAACAAAATGATACAAATTATTTTCATTATTAATAATCAAATTTCTAATATTATTATCAAGTTCATTTTTTGAAAAAACTTTATTTATTTTAGATTTATTTTGTTTGGAATTTGGTTTAGATATATTTGATTTAGAATTTGATTTAGAATTTGATTTAGAATTTGGTTTAGATATATTTGGTTTAGATTTATTTAATTTATATTTATTTTTTTTCATATTAATAAATATAAATATTTAAATTAATATTTCAGTTATTTAATAGAGTATAATAATAACTATATATAATAATTTAATTTTAAAGTAATAAAATATTATTATAAATTAAATAGAATGGAAATAGAAATTAAACCAAAAGAATGGATATTAGAAAATAGAATAAAATATAGTAATAATATTTATAAAACTTTTAATAGAGATAAATATCCCGAATTAAAAAAAGATAGTAAATGTTCATGTACTAAAGATATATGTGAGGAAGATATTAAAACAATTAGATTATTTCCTCATCAAAGAATTTTAAAAGATTATATACAATTTGATAGTCCATATCGTGGTATATTAGCATATCATGAATTAGGATCGGGAAAATCAGCAGCATCTATAGCAGCAGCAGAAGGATTTATAGAAAAAAAAAATATATTTGTTTTAACACCCGCATCGTTAGCTAAAAATTATGAGAATGAATTAATGAAAATATCAACAATAGGTTTAAATATGAAAAAATCTTGGTCATTAATAAAAATAAAAGGTTTAGGAAAAAGTAAACAATTAATAGAAAAATTAAAAGAATATGGAATTTCTGTTAAATTTATAAAAAAAGATAATTTGGTATGGTTACCATTATATAAGGATGATATATTAGAAGATATAGAAATAATAAAAAAAAATATAAATTATAATTCAATATCAAAAGATGAAAAAAATAAAATAGACGAAACAATATTACATATAATTAAAAATAGATATAATTTTATAAGTTATAATGGTTTAACACAAAAAATGGTAACAGATATGGGAAAAAAAATATTCGACAATTCATTTGTAATAATTGATGAAATACATAATTTTATAAGTAGAATAATAAATGGTTCGCGATTAGCAAGAGCGGTGTATAATAATTTAATGACTGCTGAAAATTGTAAATTAGTATTATTATCAGGAACACCTATTATAAATAATCCATATGAGATAGCAACTTTAATTAATTTATTAAGAGGTATGATGAATATATATAATTATAAATTATTATCAACATCACAAGAACCTACAATAGATAAAATTAGAGAGATAATAAAAGGTTCTGAATTATATAACTATATAGATTATATATATTATAAAGACAAAACTATATCTATAGCATTATTACCATATGGATATAAAAAAGATAAATCAATTAATATAAAAAAAGAGGAATGGAAATATACAGAAGATAAAATATTAAATAATATTAAAGATAAATTAAATGAATTGGATGAAATAAAAATTGGTGAAAAAATAACAAAAGAAACTAATTTTGCCTTACCAAATGATAAAGAAGAATTTGATAAATTATTTATAAATAATAATAATATTGAAAAACCTGAAATAAAAAATATAGATTTATTTCAAAGACGTATATTGGGAACAGTAAGTTATTATAGAACATCTGGTACAGAATTTTTTCCAGAATTGTTACCAATTAAAATACAATATTTAAATATGACTGAACATCAATTAAGTGTATACGATCAAGTAAGAGTAAAAGAAAGAGCAATAGATGAAAATAATAAATTTAAAAATCGTAATGTGATGGCGGAAAAAAATTCGGTATATAGAGCATTTAGTAGAATGGTATGTAATTTTGCATTTCCAGAAAATATAAAGAGATTGTATCCACAAGATATAAAAAAAATATTAAAAAAAGAGATAGATATAGTTGAAGAAGAAACGGAAGATATAGATAAAAAAGAAACAAAAAAAGAAAAAGAAAGTAAAGAAAAAATATCACACGAATATGATACAATGATAAATAAATCATTAAACGAATTGATAAATAATGATGACAATTATTTATCAAAAGAAAATTTAAAAAAAAATTATAGTCCAAAATATAATAAAATGTTAGAAGATATTGAAGCATCACCTGGATCAGTTTTAATATATTCACAATTCAGAATGGTAGAAGGATTGGGAATATTTTCAAAAACATTAGATAAACACGGATATAAGGAAATATTAATAATAAAAAGTGGATTAGAATATAAATTTGATGATATATCGGTATTTGATGAAAAGTATGATAATAAAAGATATGTAGTATTTAATAATGATCGTGAAAAAACTAATATATTAATGCATTTATTTAATGGAGAATTTTCATTATTAAATGAAGATTTATATAATTCATTGCCTAAAAAAATAAAAGATAATAGTGATATACAATTATATGGAGAATTAGTAAAAATTATGATGATAACACAATCAGGAGCAGAGGGCATATCTTTAAAAAATGTAAGGAGTGTGTTAATAATGGAATATTTTTGGAATTCTGTTAGAATAAATCAAGTAATAGGGAGAGCTGTAAGAACATGTTCTCACGAATTGTTACCAAAAGATGAAAGAAATGTGCAGGTATTTTGTTATATAATGACTTTAAAAAAAGAACAATTAAAGAAAAATTTTACAATAAAAAATTTAGATAATGGAATTACAACAGATGAACATATATTACAAATAGCAAAATCTAAGGAAAATTTAATAAATCAATTTTTAAATTTATTAAAATCTGCTTCATTTGATTGTATAATAAATTCTAAACAAAATAAACCATTAGAAGTTGGATATAAATGTTATAATTGGCCAATAAATGTAGATGAGAATAAATTATCATTTACTAAAAATATAGAAAATGATAATAAGATATTAAAACATGATAAATATAAGAAATTAAAAAAAGCTACAGGCAAAGTGGTACTTATAAAAAAACAAAAATATGTAGAATTAAATAATAATTATTATGATTATAATAGTTATAAAAATGCTGGTATATTATTACCAGTTATTATATAAAAATAAAATATTATAAAATTGTAATGGAGAGTGAAAATACTTATTGTATTTATCGAGAAAGATATAAAAATATAAAATGTAAAAACAAATGTATAAATGATAACAAATATTGTAAAAAACATATGAAATATAAATCAGTACCATTATTTAATATAGTTGACGAGGCATGTAATGGGGTTGAAAATATATTAAATATAAATGAAACATATAATATATTTAAATATATATATGAAAAATATGTAACAGATATAGAAGAATTAAAAAAAAAATTATTTATAAAAATAATAGGATATTTATTTTATTCAAATGATATTTATAAATTATTAAATAAAAATAATTTAAAAATTAAAAAAAAAAATTAAAAAACAAATATAAAAAA